CTTCAGGCGTTGCTGGTTCATCTGCCAGTTCGCCTGTCGGTTGCGGTTTTTCTTCATCACACTGAAATCTCCCTGCCTCAATATCCCGCAGACATTTGCCCGCCTGACTAAGCCTTGCTGCATTTTCTTCATGGGTTGTTGGGGTGTTATCAGGCACATATTCGTACCAGTCCGGATCGCGAACGCCATGAACGGCAACAAAGCTTTCGCACCACGTCCGGCGAAGATCAGGATTACTGGGCTGGAGAATTACACCAGATGTGGCGTTGCCCTGAAACTGGATCTGGTGGCGAATCCGGGACAGCTTGAGCTGGAACGTCATGCCGCCCGATCCGCAGCGTGGCTTTTTGTGACTAAAGGGTGTCTGAAATATTCCGGCGACCTGGTACGTGTTACGCAGATCATCAACGGAGGGTAGAACGGCATCGGTGATCGGCGGGAGCGCTTTGAGAAAGCAAAATCGGTGCTGGTATGAATCTGTTATCTGCTCTTCTGAAAAGATACTGGTTGCAGCTGGTGTTTATTTTGCTGATGGCTGGTGCGTTTATCGCCGGTAATGTCTGGAGTGACAGGGGCTGGCAAAAAAAATGGGCAGATCGCGACAGCGCTGAATCCTCTCAGGAAGTCAACGCCCAGACCGCCGCCCGTATTATTGAACAGGGCCGCGTTATTGCCCGTGATGAGGCTGTGAAAGATGCACAAGCGCAAGCCGCTAAATCTGCTGCCACTGCTGCTGGCCTGTCTGCCACTGTTAGCCAGCTGCGTACCGAAGCAAAAAAACTTGCCACCCGCCTGGACGCCGCAAAGCACACCGCAAATCTTGCCGCTGCCGTCAGAAGCAAAACAACCAACGCCGACGCCAGAATGCTTGCCAACATGCTCGGAGATATTGCAGAAGAAGCTAAACATTATGCTGGAATCGCTGACGAGCGCTACCGGGCAGGAATGACGTGTGAACGAGTATATGATTCGGTGAGAGAGTCAAATAATTACAGGAGGCATTGAAACTCCCCCTGTAATATTGCTGTAAAAAAGTGACTACATATCATCAGATGGAACCAGATGAATAAGAACAGGTTTTTCACCAGATGAAACTGATAAGTACTCACTCAGTTTTGATATAGCTGAAATCTGTCTGAATAACCTGTCGGGGTGCTGGAATAACAACTTTCCGGAAATTCTTCTGCAATGGATTTTACTTTTAGTGACCATTCGCCTCTTTATCTGTAGAGGTGGGTAACGAATTTAAAAAGCATTCTGCTTACTTAGGGGGAACATCCTGATGACTGCCTGCAATATTGCAAATTCCATTTTCATTGTATGAACCACCTGAATCAAGGCACTCATCTTCCATCAGGAATTTCTGCGACCACATACCTGCATAAAAAACGATAATAATGGCTACGATAATAGTGATGATGTTTTTCATTTATGTTCTCTGTGTGTTGTTATTGAAAATGATAATCAATATCGCAAAATGAAATAAATAATCATTAAGTGGTAGTTGTTGATAATTGTTCGCATTTTAAAAAGGTACTCCCGGCGGGGCGGTCTGCCACGGGACGGCAGCGGCGCGGGATTTGGCGCATTTTTGATTTTTCATGCATCATCATCATGTTGTAACTATCTGTTTTAATGTCATTTATTTTTAAAAGATGATGGTTTGTATGTTTTTTGTTCATTATATTTTGTTTTTCCGGGGGAGGGCGCGCTAAGAAACAGCCCCAGAGGTAAAAATGGATGACGAACTGAAGAACCTCAAATGCAATATCTGTCAGCTTGCCGCTATTACAGGGTTACATCGACAGACGGTTGTCAGTCGCCTCTCGGGCGTTCCCCTGGCACTGGGAAGCAATGAAAAAAAACAAGCTGTATCTCCTGACGGATGTGATCCGCGTACTGATGGAAACGCCCGTTTCCCAGGCTGCTGAACATCAGGACCCGAATAAAATGACTCCAAAAGAGCGTAAGAACTGGTTTGACTCCGAAAAGGGGCGTTTCTGGCTGGAAAAAGAGATGAAGCAGGTCGTCCCGTTGCCGGAAGTCCGTCAACAAATGGCGGCGATAGTCAAGGCCATTACGCAGGTACTTGATGTCTGGCCGGATAAACTGGAAAGGGATAAGGGATGGTCTGCGGATCAGCTAAACGAGGCCCAGGATGTGGTGGATGAGGTCAGAATACTATTAGTTAAGGCAATACAGGAGACCGCAGACGATGACGGGGAATAAATATGGCTCCGCAGCGGCAGTACGCCGGGAGGTTGCTGAATATCTCAGGCCTCCACGCAGAATGCCGGTAGCGGAAGGAATAAAACAATTTATGTTTGTTCCCCGCGGTGCCAATACGGCGGTTCCTTGGGATGACACGTTAGCGTCTCAGTCCTTCCCGAAATGACAACAACGTCCACGATAAAATGTTTCGTGATGGTTCATTCCTGCAAATTGGCTGGCCGTCCATAACCGTTTTTTCTTCGTCGGATTACAAGCGGGTGGCGCTGACCGACTATGACCGTTTCCCTGAAGATATTGATGGCGAGGGAGATGGTTTTTCCCTGGCATCCAAACGTACCACCACCTTTATGTCTGCGGGGATGACACTGGCAGAGAGTTCGCCTGGTCGGGAAATCACCGATGTGAAATGGCGGCGTTCTTCGCCGCACGAGGCCCCACCCACGACAGGCATTCTTTCTCTTTATAACCGGGGCGATCGCGATCGCCGTCGGTGGTACTGGCCCTCGGGGCGATCGCCGTCGGTGGTACTGGCCCTGTCCACACTGCGGCGACTGGTTCCAGTCCGCGATGGAAAACATGGTGGGGTATGGGTGAGGTACAGACCAAAGCCCCGCTGGACAGTCCGGCACTGACCGGTACGCCAACGGCACCAATGCCGGAAACCACAGCTGCAGGTATTGAAATTGCCACGGCAGCGTTTGTGGCTGCGAAAGTGGCGCAGTTGGTTGGTTCTGCGCCGGAAGCGCTGGACACCCTGCAGGAACTGGCTGACGCGTTGGGAAACGATCCGAACTTTGCCATCACGGTACTGAATAAACTGGCGGGCAAGCAGCCGCTGGACGAAACCCTGACGGCGCTGTCAGGAAAAAGCGCTGATGGTTTTATCGAATACATTGGTTTACGGGAAACGATAAATCACGCCGCCGATGCGTTACATAAATCACAGAACGGTGGCGATATTCCGGAAAAGCCGCTGTTTGTACAAAATATCGGAGCGCTCCCTGCATCAGGTACGGCTGTTGCAGCGAACAGACTGGCATCACGCGGCGCGCTTCCGGCACTGACTGGCACGACAAGAGGCAGCGATAGCGGCCTGATAATGGGCGAGGTTTACAATAACGGTTATCCAACGCAATACGGGAATATTTTGCGTCTGACCGGAACCGGTGATGGGGAAATTCTCATTGGCTGGAGCGGGACAAACGGTGCGCCAGCGCCCGCATATATTCGCAGCCATCGAGATACCGCCGAGGCTGAGTGGTCCGAATGGGCGATGTTCTACACCTCACTAAATCCGCCACCGGATTCGTATCCAGTAGGTGTGGCGATAGCATGGACGTCTGATGCTACTCCGGCAGGTTACGCTCTGATGCAGGGGCAATTGTTTGATAAATCTGCTTACCCGTTACTGGCTATAGCGTATCCGTCCGGCATTATCCCTGACATGCGAGGCTGGACAATCAAAGGTAAACCCACCAGTGGGCGAGCTGTACTTTCTCAGGAGATGGACGGCAACAAATCGCACTCGCACACCGCGCGGGCGCAGGATACCGACTTAGGGACAAAAACTACCTCATCCTTTGATTGTGGCACGAAATTGACCAATACAATGGGCAACCATACTCACCAGTTCGGAGGCTATATCAACTCATACCGGGGGGATTCAAATCACACTTCATTTCAGCCTGGAGGTGGTGCGTGGACACAGGCCGCTGGCGACCATGCGCATACAGTTTATATCGGAGGACACGAGCACACCATGTATATCGGTCCACACGGACACGTCGTTATTGTGGACGCAGACGGTAATGCGGAAACCACAGTTAAAAACATTGCATTTAACTATAATGGGGGCCGGATGTGGTCAGGTCTCCCCGGACAGCGTCGCCCGGCAAATGAAGCTGGCGTGGGAAAGTTTCAGTAATCCACCCAAAGTAATCAACTGGCAATACGCCAGCGCCCGCCAGAATGCTGTATTCAGCACAACGGCATACTGTCCGTCAAAGACGCTTTGTCCGAACGCCAGAACGGAATATATCGGTTTTGGTGATTATAGAACGTATTGCAAAAAATCAGGTAACACCTGCATCAGTCCCCGTCATCAGGTTGATGATATTTATATTGGTTCGCATAACCATGCTGTTTCCCTTAGCCCCAATTTTCATGGTAAGCACCTGAAACCAGAGTATTTATCCGGAGTAAAAAATGACGTTTAAAATGAGCGATACCCCGCAGACAATTAAAATTTTTAATCTTCGTTCAGATACAAACGAATTTATTGGTGCAGGTGATGCATATATCCCGCCGCACACGGGATTATCGGCAAATTGTACTGATATAGCCCATCCTGATATTCCCTCCAGTTATATTGCGGTATTTGACTCTGAAATCCAAACGTGGAGTCTGCATGAAGACCACCGCGGTGAGACAGTTTACGACACAACAACCGGCAATCAGGTTTATATCTCCGATCTTGGTCCGCTACCTGAAAACGTCACATCAGTTTCACCAGGTGGTGGATACAAAAAATGGGATAGTAAGGCTCAGGTCTGGGTGAATGATGAAGCTGCGGAGGCCGCAGCCAGACTTCGTGAAGCTGAAGGAACGAAAAACAGACGCCTGCAAATAGCGTCTGAAAAAATCGCGCCGTTACAGGATGCAGTGGATCTGGACGAAGCAACCGATAAAGAAAAAGCTTCTCTTCTGGCATGGAGAAAGTACCGGGTACAGGTAAACCGTGTTGATACTTTAAAGCCTGTCTGGCCGGAGAAACCAGCCAGTAGTTTATAATTTGTCAGGAAAGCTCAGGCCTTATTTATAGCAAATATGAAGAAGGCCTGTCTGTCATAACTGATATGGTTACTGGTTAGTATATTAAATTTATACTCAATAACCTCTACACTTTTTAAACCAATCTCCAGGGAAGGGTATGCCAGCAGGCCAAAGATTACACCACTTTTGAGGCATTGGCTTAATTGTTTCTTCTTTTTTATGATCTTGAGAGTCTGCCGCTATTGTAAGAGCAGAATATAGTGAAGATGGTAATATTAAAACCATTGCTAAAAATACGCTCTTAACGTGTTTCATAATATGTTACCTGTTAAATTGTGGCACACTATCCTTACGGTTACAGCATCCTTTACTATAGATATTAAACGTTATTCATTACCATCAGGTGAGTAAATAAAAACCATTTATAAAATATTTAACTTAAATAATAAAAATGATAAGCACTATTATATACTTAAATAAAAATGATAAGCACTATTATATTTTATTTCCAATGTAAATTAATTCATGTGAAAGTGATTTCATGTGCTTTTCAAATCATGGCTGGCTCGCTCCCCCGGAGGAACAGGTCAGTTAACATTATCAGGAGTGTTTGTTATATCAATCAACTTCACTTCATTCTTGTAAGCCAGCCACACTAACAGTTTTGATCCTGTCCGCGTATTGTGGACACAGCCTTAAGCGAGGTTCTGGTTTTCAAATTGTTCCGGACTGAGATCGCCGCAGACCCTGACGGCGCAGGCTGGACGCTATCGTTTTTACATTGTACCTCAGGCCGCAGGTTCATTTCCTCAGCAAGCCGGGGCGCACCGTAGCGCTGTTTTGCCTGGCTGAAGGCCTCTCCTACGACATTGTCGCAGTCCTGCCGGAACTGCTGGTGGGTATTAACGACTGTGCGCCTTGTTTGCCAATGCCGATTCCGAACTCATTCTGACGCCGATCATCATTGCCGTGTTGCTCGCGCCTGGTTTCAGCAAAAGCACCACGCTGGCTATACTGCATTTCTTTTTCCGCAGGGAGAAGTGAGTAAATGAGTATGGAAATGGAGCTTTCCCTATAATGGCGGCTGAAGCTAATCATGTGTCATGTATTGCAAATGTCAAAGTGATAAATAAAGTTTCAACAGTCTGTGTTTTTTGTGAAAACGACTCGCTATGGTGCTAACCCTATATGAGGGACTGATTGAACATCAGATATATCCCGGCTTATTTAATACTGCTTACTATGAGGGTAATAATATGTTTTCTCTTATTAAATCACGTAAAGTTTTATTCATAACAACTCTTCTGCTGTTGTCGTCTGCTGCCCAGCCAGCGTTCGCCCTGGGGTGCATAGGGGACGGTGGTAGCACTGCAGACTGTGCAAAGGTTTGTTCCCTGGCGGCAGGTGTAGGCCCCCTTGGTTTTCTCATTTGCTTTTAGTGTCTGAGAAGTGATTATCCTGAGCCTTTTCTGTTCATGTAGTGAAGGCCCATTCAGAACATCATATTTAAACTATCGTCATGGAACAAAGAGTTACTTTAAAGAGCTCTTTGTTCCTTTAACCTTGATGAAGATGGTCAACGTCTGGTTTTACAAATCCGATACAGACAGGATAGCTGCTATGTTTGTTATCCATCTGGAAGGTTATCTGGCTGATAGCATCAAGCGCCAGTTGCGGCCATTGCTTCAGTACCCAGTGTGCCACTACAGTGCCACTACATTGGTGGCCGTAGGCCAAAACTGACGCCGGAGCAATGGGCGCAGGCAGGGTGCCTCATTAGGGCAGGAGTACCGCGACAGCAGGTAGCGATTATTTATGATGTGGGGCTGCCGACGCTGTACAGAAAATTCCCTGTGTTAGGGTAATGCAGTATTTCCACGGTGCGTGCCGCCCAAATACGTGCTGTGGATGCTTTATAGGGTGTGCCATTTTTGTGTCAAACATGGTGAAGCGTTATTCTATTTCTAACATCATGTGCCATTGAGTTGAGCAATGTGAATGCGGAAACGTGTATTTGAAACAGCTAGTTAAATGTGATTCTACTAATTCGTAATGCGAAGGTTGTAAGTTTGATTCCTATTATTGCACCATTTCAACGTTACTGTAACTTCCGTGTTAGCCCATAACCACTCCAATTTCTACAAGACAGGTGCTTGCTATATATTTACCAATCAGTCATTTTAAAAGTGCGTCATAACCGGAGAACTGTCCTCGTCAGGAGGCCTGTTTTCAGAAAGGCAATATCCTGTTTCGACAGTAGCTTATATGTGACCGGGTTAGCAGCACATTCCCCTCCGCCACATTCCAGTACAGTTGAAATAAGGTTGGCAGTAATCAGTAACAGAAATACCCAACCGACAATACTGAACAGGTCCGGATTAATATTCAATGAACGAAATGCAACATTCATGCTACTGATTGCCAGAATTACCGCAACAGCAATAATAATCAGAATTGACGTAATCAGAGTCCAGGTATAAAAGTGTAATCCAAAAAATGCAGAACCATATCCTGTGTCACCGGGCATGATATGCAAACATATTTGCCGGGATGCCATAACTCCGGTCAGGATACTGCCAATAATTACCATCCCGTAATGTATACCTCGTAGACCAAAGCAGAGGTTAAATAAAAAGCCAAAACCGGCGATGATGAGGCCAGCCCGCTGTAATAAGCAAATTGGACAAGGCAGCTCATGCCTAACGAGTTGATAATAAAAGGCTACAACCAGAGCAACGCATATCCCAAGGAGTCCCATCTGATTATTAATCAGATGAACAAATGTTGTTGGATG